TTCTTATTACTCCTTAATTATATTGCCATTTTTATCAAAACTTACACCACCAAACATTCCAAGATTATCTGCACCCTTACCCTTTTTGTTTCTATCTACCCTATCTGTAACCTCTTGCATATAGTCCATATACTTCATCTTAGAACCTTTGTAATATGCTTGTTGCCCTTTGTCTTTATCTTCTGATAAACACAGGTTATTGTTGGGATCAAGATTAACACCGAACTCCTTATTGTTCAGGTTTCCAATATCTTTCTTGGGTTTAGATTTTCTTATAATGTTTTCTGACATTTTATTCCATCATAAGGGGAGCATTAAACCCCCCTTATAATGATTATCTTATTATTAAGATATTTCTGTATGAATTTCAACTCCGTGTAAATCAACTAATTCATCAGAAGCCCAATATCCATTGGCTACTATATTAGTTGAAGCACCAAGTTCATTTCTTTCAGTTACAAGTTGTATGAAGTTACCACCACCAAAATCAATGTAACCACATCCAAGAGCAGTTTTTGCATATATAGCACCTTTCTTTCTACCTGTTGCACCATCTATTACCTGTGGAGATGTGAAGAAAGAAATACCTGCAATGCTTGTTACAAACCCTGCATTGTAAAACTGTTCACCTACCGATATAGCACCACCGTGAGCAAATGCACCTGTGCTTGATGATGTTTGTGTAATAGCCAAATCATTAGATAAACCGAATGAGCCATACATTTGTTGAGGATGTAGAACTGCACTATAAGGTCTAGGTGCATCATTAGTTTCAAGTGAAGCAACTGCATCCATAATATCAATGAATCTTAATGAATCATCAGTTCCCTTACTTGTTGCAAAATCATCATACCTTGCACAGATATTTGCATCAAACTCTGCTGCAACTGCATTACCAAGAACCTGTCCTGCATTAACCATTAAGGCATCATTATTACCATAAGCAGCCAAATCAGTAACTCGTGCATTGATATGATTTCTCAACACCTCAATAGTCGTTGCTGCTGTTGTAATACTTGTTGCTGCTACTTCTGTGTCCTCATCGCCTGTTGCTTCGTTAGTAACATCACTAACACCTAGTTTTGTATAAACAGGAAATTGAACTGAATTTGAACCCTTTACTGCTGCAGCCATAGAGATCGTCTGTGGGGTTACTGCTGCCTTGTTAAATTGAACGATTGCTGCTGCGATGGTTTTTCCTAAACCACCTGCTGCAATACCGACATCTGTATTTGCCATAATATCTTGCTCCGAATTAACCCTTCATCAACTGCACAAATGTGCCTTCAGGGAGGGTTGTTAAAATTTATTTAATAAATTGCGATGTGGAATCTGCTATTGCTTTCTCAGCACCCTTTGGATCTTTAACAGCAAACTCCTCCCACGAATTATAGCCACCCATATCTCCAGTTGGCTTTCTCGTTGGGTTTGAATTATCTACCTTAACTGAGTTCCCTTGAGTATTAGAAGTAAATGCTTCAGCAATATCCTTAACTGCTTCAACAGGATACTTCTCATATTTCTCTCTTTTATCTTCAGGGATCTTCGCAAGGTATTCATTTCTAACAGAGGATTCTAGTGCAGTATAGTTGTTTGATGTTTTCTCTAACTGTCCAGTTAGTTCTTTTTTCTCAAGGTTTAATTGCTCAATAACTTTCTCCAGATTACCAGCCTTTATTTCTTTTTGCTGTTCATTTTGTTTGATGGTTTCGTTCATATTATCAAACTTCTCCTGAAGTGTTCTGTATTTAGAATTAACCTCATCAAATCTAGCCTGAGGGATCATGTTACTCTTTTTATCGTCTTGTGTGACGGCTGTGGTGTTATCGCTACCACTATCGGTTTGCTTTTTATCGTCTTGATTGACGGACTTTACATCTTCACTCATATTATACTTCTCCTTTTAGGTTATTTGCAAATTCTTTTTTGAGATTTTTGTTGCTCCACGATAACCAACTGGAACAAGATCACAATCACAAGCCTCTCTACATAATGACCATCCTGTGCCTGGTGCTCCAATCAAATTAAATGATTCCATGTCTGCTACCATACCCTCTCGCCTTTCACAATCTGGACAACTATCTCCTACCGTTAGCCATTGATATTCTAAGATACCTTCTTCTTCATAAACTTTTAACCCTGCTATTCTTGCCGCAGATGCTATTGCTCCTCTTACGATATTTTTTAAACTATTCTTTAATTGCCCAAAGATTCTACCTCCCTGATCCAGATCTGCTTGTAATAATCCCAATATCTGCTCATCAGACATTCCTGCTACTCTGTTTATTTGGATAAAACTTTCTATTTCAATAGCAATAGATTCAGATCCAACACCCAAGAGTGTCTGTATAATCAGGCTCATATCATCATAAGTATTAGCCAATGTATCTTAATTCCTTTTTTAACATCTTTTTAGCAAGTTTTTGAAGGTTTGGGATAACTCTTTTAGATACTCCAAACCATTCTCGTTGAGGTAGATTTTTATCTGGATTACCTTCTTGATGTCCAACTGATGCCCCAAGTCTATCTCTCTTATTGATACCTATTATTGCAACTCGTCTAAACATTGTTGCAGGTTTTCTTACATAAACTTCTTTCATTTTACCATGTGCTAGTAATGGTATTTCTGGATCAGTAACTTTTGGATCATTCATCTTTCTTTCTACTGTCGCATCTTGTAAATCTGCAAAGGGTTTTCCATGTATATCTTGAGAGTGTTTTGTTATGCCTTCTTTGATATCTCCAACTATCATTTCTGCCGCTAAGTTTAGGGCATGATGTACTTTAAGTGGCTTTGCTGGATTCCATTGTTGCTTACCTTTAAAAAATTTCATCATTTCTTAATATTCTCCACTATTCGTTTGGCTTTTCTTTCTCCTATCTTTATACCTTTTTGAATATGTTTCTTGTTTGATTTAAAATAATCGGTGCTAAGTTTTTTGAGATATTCTTTTGGATTTTTTAATAGAGTTTGGATATCAATAGTTTTCAGTATCTTTTCTGATTGATCTTCCACCTTCTTCTTTTCTTTAAGAATATCAATAGTATAATCTTCTATTATCTTTGTATCATCTGGCATTATTCAAACGATTCCTCATAGTATTTACCTCTGTAATGTGCTTTGATCTTATTGTCTGTTTTAAGTTCTTTTCTTAATACAAATATATCTTTATGCTTATAATAATCCTCTTCTTTCCAGTTACATACTATAAAGAGTTTCTCTGTTATTGAAGGGTTATTGCAATTATAACATTCTTCTACTGGGTGCAGTAACAATGCAAACATAAACCATTGTATGATTATCTCAGGCATTATTGTCCTAGAGTGAACAGATTATCTTCAGTATCTGCTAACTTCTTTACAGTTGTTTGTGTCATCTTCCTCTCTGCTAGGTGTTCTTCAGCACTCTGTCTATCAGGGAATCTATCAGGATCATTCTCCATTAGGTAATCACTTATATCTGCTATACCATGTGCAAATTTCCAATCCCATTCTTCTCGTTCTCTTTCTATGTCTGGGAACTCCATCTCTGCAAAGTCCACACTAAAGTCATCAGGTAGAGTAACATTGTAGTCCACATCAGCCATTACTCTCTCTATATCGTATAACTGATGCTCTATAAATCTGAATTTCTCGGCTTCATCTTGTCTTGCTTCTATTAACTCAATGTTTTCGATTTTCAAAGCCACACCAGATTTAGATCCACTAAGACCAAAATCAAATGTGATGTGATGATTCTGAGCAACACTCTGTAATTGGAACTTGATGCCTTCTATAACAGAGTTGATGTCTGCACCATTAGGTAACATATTCATTGAAGCATTTTCAAGGGCTATCGCTTTGCCTGGTCCGAACCTTACCTCATCTACATCTACTATGCCCTCAATAACCATCTGACCACCTGCTGTTCTCATGTGATACTGAAGTAAGGTCATGGCTATGTCCAGTTGTTTATTAGCGATCACAATATCATTTGCTCCTTCATTCCAGAACTCATCAACCATAGTTACAGGCTGTAAGAACACAAAAGG